GGCAAGGATTGAGATCATCGCCTATCGCTATTGCAACGTTCTGAGCGCTGTTGCTGAATTTCTGTGATGCGGCTTCTGTCGTATCCATCATCTTGCTATATGCCAGTTCGGTAGCTCCTGCACTGTCTTTCATCGCCATAAGAGTGTCGTTATATGCGTCACTACCTGCCTTTGCAAGTGACAATGCGCCTGTTCCCGCTTCTACCGAACCCCACAATTCGTTGAATTTTGTGAGATTGCCGTTTACGCTATCTACGAGAACGTCAAGCACATCACCTATTGATTTGCCTTCGCTCGAAAGCTCGGCGAAGGTGCTTCCGGTTTCATCTTTCAGCGCCTTGGCAACATTGCTCGAGCTGTCACCCAACTCATTAAGCATTGACTTGATGTATGTACCTGCTTCGGCTGTCGCAATACCGTTTTTAGTCAGCTGGGCATACGCAGTAGACAGATTATCCATCTCTACGTTATATGCCGCCGCAAGCGGTATAGTCTTGCCTACCGAGCTTGCCAATTCATCAACGGTCGTTTTGCCTAAATTCTGCGTCGTAACAAGAATGTCCGAAATATACTCGGTCTGATCGGCAGACAGGTTGTAAGCGTTAAGAGCCGTCGTGAGCACGTCAACCGCCGTAGCACTCGACGTAAAACCGCCTACAGCCAGTTTGTTTGCTTTGTCAACTGTAACAATCGCATTTCCAACTTCCACGCTTGCAGAAATTGCCTGATATGTAGCGTCAGAAAGGTCGTTTACGCTCTTTCCGCTTTCTCCAGAAAGCTGCAACAGCTCATCTCTCATGCTACGCATTGACACTTTGTTGGTATCTACAAGCGTAGACACTTTTGCAACGGACGTTTCAAATTCCGCCGCACTCTGTGAGCAATCGAGTAAAGCCGCACTTATTTCCTGTGCGACTTTTGCAAGTCCGAGTGCCTGAATTACATTTCCTAAAGCTTCAAATCCTTTTGGAGCTTTCTCACTTTCTTCGGTAAGCTTTTTTATTTTTTCAGAAAGCTCATCAATTGTTTTTTCCGCCTGTTCCAGCTTTTCTTTCAAGCTATCATAGTCGGACTGCAATACTGCTGATGATTCCGAATTTTGCTTTTGTAATTCTATCAGTTCATCGAGTTTTTTTGCAAGTACGTCGGAAGCTTCCGCTGTCTGCCCTATGCTATCTGTAACATTATCCGTAGCCGCCGACATATCAGCGGCACTTGAAACTGTCTGAGACATCTTATCGGACGCTTTGTTTAATCCTGTTGCCACTTTATTCATTGCCTTGTCGGCAGAAGTGGCGATAGTATCAAACTTTCTGACACACGCATCTCCGGCTTTTGTGATTACATCAAGCTTTTTCGAGAAGTCGTCTATCAGCGAAAACTTTGCTTGTAATTTCTCCGCCGTATGTCTCACCTCACAATCTAACAGCAGGGGGAACGCAGGGCTTTTCTGTTTCGTACAGCTCTGATGCTATGTAAAACAACTGCGTTTCTCTTGGCATATCGTTAAACTCTTCCATACGAAGATGATGACGTTGCCAAAGAACGTGCGCCCAATACTCAAGCCCCTTGCTGTCAATTAGTTTTTTGCTTCTTCAATCTCCTCGTCTTCGCTCTCAGCCGATGCCATACCACATACCTTCATGACTGCTTCTGCAACGTAGTTGTAGTCATTGATATCATCGAACACCAGCGAAGGCATATCGGTAAAATCAAAGCAGTCATAGCTTTTCATCAGTTCTTCATCTTTAAGATCGGGATATACAAGAGCCTCTGCGATTATATGTGAAAGAGCCTTTTCTCTGTCATTGTCAACAACAAAAAGCACCTCGCCGTTTTCTGCATAAGGTCTGCCGTTCTTGCCATAAGCAACACGCTTATCCTTATATCCGTTGTTGATCTTGCGGATATCGGCTGTGCTTAACTTCTTTATCTGGAACATGATTCGAGCGCCGTTTTCGTCTACAAAGCTTTCAGGACCTAACACAGAAACGATTTCGGGCTCTCTGTTTTTCTTCATAAAATAGGATAAATTCTTTTTCATACTGTTTTCTCCTTATAATAAAACTTCGGAGCGGCTTTTTATAGCTCGCTCCGAGTTGTTTTTATTTACTTCGTTACAACGCTGTATGCGTTAAAGTTGATCTGATCCTCAAGGAAGTTACCTGTAACGTCAAGCTCCAGGAGCTTAATGTCGCTTGTTATTACACAGCCTGTAGCTGTTGTAGTTATTGATTTGTTCTTCTTGTAGTAGTCCGAAGCCTTATCATTCATCGTGCCCTGAATGGTAAACACAGGTGTTTTACCTGTTTTAAGATAATAGTTAATCTTATCCCTTAACCATGTTGTAGCTCTGCGACGTGTAATAGTGCCGGTATACTTTAAGTCCATCCAGCGAGAGCTTTCTCCCTTGTCGCCGATACACTTGCTTGTCTGCACTTCGGGAGTTGCCGTGATAGTGCAGTTTACACCGTCATATACTGTGTAACCGTCAAGCATTATCTTGCCGTTTCTGATTGATATATCGTTACGCATTTCTGTTGCCTCCTTATCTTGTGGTTACCGAGAAATACAGTTTTTCTGCGCTGTCTACGGGAGTGATTGCTACATCGAAATACGTTGAATCACCGGAAGAACGCACCTTATCAACAAGAAAGTCCGCTTCGGTGTCGACATTCTTTATAGCCCCTTCTTCCTCGTATTCCTTGAGCAGCGAAACGCCTATGCCCTCCATGATGTTCCAGCCGTCCTCGTCGTTGTCAAACTTGTTAGGCGGGAAATTATCCTGAATAGACTTAGCGATTGCGTCAAGGACACGGATTACACGGTTTTTTCTGTAGCTTGAGTCTTTACCGTCGCCGAACGAAATAAGGCTGTTGATGTCGTACTCAACCGCAACCGAGCCGTCTTCAAGGTTCGTAAAGAAAAATTCGCCGCCATTGATAGCGGTAATGCTTTCTTCGTGTGTCTTTAAGCCATTTACGGCAACTGCACCATCATATTTCAGATAGGTGTTTGACTGCGTTTCAGTTGCCGAAGCATAAGCCGCCGCTACCCATGCTGTTACCTGTGGAACTGTAAGCGTTGCATCGCTCAGTATTACGGAGTTGGTAACGTTGATAATGCCCTCGTAGTTGCCCGCAAAATTAGGCAGAACGGCGTTTACACAACGTCCCATATTCTCACGCATATAAACGATTTTTGACTTACAAGCCGTCTGTAATGACTGTTCCGTCGAAGGAAACGCAAGTGTATTAAACGTTATGCTTTCGAGCTTATCGAGGAAAGCTGTTATATCGCTGTTTGATGCTTCTGAAGCTGTTGCATCTTCAAGCGCAACGCCTGCCACAGCTTCTATGTCGGACGAAGCAACGAAATCAATGTATTCGCTTGTCAGCTGTGCGGCGTTTGTGATGCCGACAAACTCCTCAACAACCGTTCCTGCGATATAAACATTTACGTCCCAGCCGCTTGCGGCGTTTGAAGCAACAGAGAAAGAAAACTGATTGCCTCGTGTACCGCCGTACCTAGCTGTACCGGTCAGGCCACCGCCTGTACCTGTTGCCTTAGTACCCGTTTTGGGCATATATACGATTACGCTTTTTGCGAGCTTTAACGCCTCTCTTATCATAAGCATAAACTGATTGCCTGCGTCATAAACGCTGTAACCGAGTTTGTTGTAATGCTCATCGGGAGAGCCGTTGTCAATGGTGATAAACTCGCCTTCAGGTCCGTAATCATGACCAATAAGAGGCAGTACCACAACACCTCTGTCAGACGACTGTATCAGTTCGGTTACCGAGCTCTCAAAGTTGATATAGGTGCCGGGGCGTGTCTTACCGGTACGCTTGTCAAATCTTCCACCTGCCATTTGTTACTTTACCTCCTTTGACTGCCACTGTCTTATTTTTTCTGCCATTTCGTTTACGGTAAACTTTGCGTCTTCTGCAAGCCCGTAAGCAGCACCGTCAAATGTGCTGACAGTTACTCCGAACAGCTTTAAAGCGTGCTGACGAAGCTGTTTTACAGTAAAAACAAGCTCCGTTTTTTCGCTCTTTGCTGTTGTTGCATTAGTGTTTTTGCTCATGTATTCTCCTTTCTTGAGATAGAGCACATCACATCATCAGCTGTAGGCTTAACCTCTCTTACATCTCTGTAAAATTCAGTGCTTCGCCAGCCGATGTCTATGCTTTTGGCACAACTATCATTTGCGTTTATTTCGCATTTTGTTATGCGTATATAATCATCTGTCGGCTGACCGTCAGAGTCAACGACAGGGATCAGCATAGCATTGTCACGAATTGCTTTTGCAATCCTTATAGCGTTTTCATACGCTAAATCATCATTAGTCGCAAACACAACCACGCTCCAGCTGTATATAAACGAATACGAGGAAACGGTGTGTTCGCTTGAAGAAACAACGGGCGAGGGGAAGAAAACAGACGGAACAGCAAAATTCTCTCGCATTTCTTCATAATACGGCACTGTACCCTCCACGGCGTTCTCGATGATGAATTTTGCAATACTTGCCGTTTCGCTTGTAATAATCATTCTTCCACCTCACACACATTGTCAGAATATATCCAACAGCTCCGCCATGTAGCTGTCAAATATCTCGCCTATCTGCCCTTCCATTTCCAGAAGAGCTTTAGCAAAAAATTTTTTGCCTTCAATATACTTCCGTTTCAGCATCATTCCGCCCTTAGCGGTCGGATCATAGACAAACTTATCACCCGTATCGCCGCTTTTCCAGTAGCCTGGAACAAACCTGTGAGTAACATCTTCCCCCATGTTCCAATGTCCGTTTTCGACAAGGTAAGCGTACCTGACCTTGCTACCTACAGTAATCGAGTTCTTATCGACTTCCCATATACTGTTGGTATCACCAAACGTAAAGCTTGCGATCATGTTTGATGTTACTACAGACTTGCACTCTATGATGTTATCCGTAACTTTGTTCAAAAAGATTATTCCCCATTCATTCAGCACGTTGTTTATAACCTGCTCGACAAGGGGACGCAGCTCTTCAAATTTGTGCAGATAATCTTCTATCTGCGAGTAATCAAAGCTTACATACTTCTTGTTCATATCTTTTTCTGTTCCTCTCTGCGAGTCAACATAACAAAAATATGATGATTACGGATATTTCTCGGCACTTCGGCGGTGTATTCGTATCCGGTTTCCGTATCAACAATTTTGTCATTGATACGGACATCTGTAGATGCAGGAAGCACCAGCTTTACAGAAGCGGATACGGCGTTATACGCAGGGGCAGTTTGAAGGCTCAAGCCTGTATTGGCGGTACAAAAATGGCATTTAACATCTGCGCAGTCAGGCTCATCGGAGTAGTTAAACTCTTTTGTAGCAGGCAATCCATAGCCTACCTGCTTTTCTACAGCCTGCAAGTGATAGATGTTGCATTTGTGATTTAGCAAAGCGTCTAAACTCATTGTACCGCCTCCTTTTACAGCTTTCTTAAATTCATAACGACCTTTCCGCTCTGTACTGATATCACATACTCATCAAGCAAAGGAGCCAGATTTAAGTCAGATATGCTTACAAGCGTGTCATTGGCCGTGTACGAATAATCGTCGAATGTTTCCGACTTCATTTCTTTGCTTGTTGCCATTGCGTTATAAGCGTAAGCTTCCGCAAGCAGTAAGCAAGCCGTTTTCACATTTTCGCGTATCTCACCGTCAGTAAAATTGTTATGCGTGTAGTTGGTGATCGCCGCCATAGCTCGTTTTATATCTATGGCAAGCTGATTATCGCTTCTGTTTTTTACTGACGGATAGTTCGTGTAGCTCCTCAGCTCATCAGCTGTTATCCACGTCACACTCACCGTAATCAGCCTCGCATTCTGCGTTGTCAGCTTCAAGGTCGGTTATTGCTTTTACAATATCCGCCTTTTTCTTTAACGATGTTATATCAATGCCACGCTCGGCGGCAATAGACTTTAACTCGTCAAGCGGCAGGTCCTTATATTCAATAGGCTTTTCTGCGGTTTCGACAAGTTCAAAATAGCCGTCTGCAATAAGCTTGTCGGCAATATCCTTGTTTTCAACCGATACAAAAGGGCTGTTCCTTGTTGCAGAAACAGCCCCACTGTATGAAAGCCCCTTGATAAGTCTTAACTTATACATAGCACCCTCCTGCATTATGCAATACCTGTGATGATAGCTGTTGCATCAGCTTCCTCGATAATTGCGTCAAAGTCAAGATGCACCGCATAGAAAATCTTATCCTGCATAATAGATTCTTTGTCGGTATCTGTCTTGCGAATCTGAACACCGTATGTATTAACTACGATAAGGTTGTTGGGGTCGGTAAGCAGAATGCAGTCATCGGCGATTGACGGACAAGAAATTACAGGGATTTTTGCAGGCTCGTTGTACATTGACTGAGGTATCATGCCACCGGCTGTAATAGCCTTGTTGAGCAGGTAAAGTTCCCACTCCTGCGCTCTGTGGGGTGACATAACCCAACGGAGCTTGCCGTTATTGTACTTGTTCGGCATAGACTTCAGCGCATCATAGAACATATCAAGTGACATTGCACCGCTGTTTTTGCTTGAAACGTCAACGATGTGTCCGTTAGCCTTAATCTGCTTGATCCAGCCGTCATTGATAGATAAGAAGTCGTAATCGGGAGTAGCCGCCATAATCGGATTTGTTTCTCCGTCCTTCTTACCTGTGTCATACTGTGCAGGTGTTGCCTCGTCGCCGTTGAGATAGAGGTCTTCGAGGTCTACCCCGAGCTGTGTAGTCATGAGATTTGTAACTGTTGCTTCAAAGCTCTGTCCCTCGATGTTTTCTCTGAGCGTTTCGCCCGTGATCTCCCAGGGTAATCTTATGGCTGTCGTCTTGTACTCAACCTGTGACGGTGTTACAGTTGCTCTGTAGCCGTCATCGGTGTTTTCGACTTTCTTTCTCACGATACGCTTTGCAATGCCGATCTTGTCAATGTAGCCCGTTCTTGCTCTGCGCATTTCGTGACGTACTGCACTTGCAAGCGGTGTAGCGTCAAATGTCTGCTTGATAAACTGCTTAGCCTGTTCAGGATTAAGCAGACCGCTTGAAATGGAGTTGGTGGTAATTGTACCTTTGATAATATCTTCGTTCTGGAACATGGTTCTTTTTCCTCCTTAGATGATACCTGCAAGATAGTGCTTCTTCTGAGCACCGTCCTTAGACTTGTTTACGTCAGCCTCATCGCTCTGCTGTGTTGTGCCTCTCTGTGCGGCAAGAGCTTCCTTGAGCATTGCAGGAACTGCCTCCTTGACTGCCTGAGTAATCATTGCGCCGATTTCTTCTTTTGTGAGAGGTTCTTCCTTTTTCTCGGAATCCTTTGTGTTGTCGGCCTCTGCACTCTTTTCCTCGGAACTTGCCTGCGATGCGCCGTTGTCTGCCGCCTGAGCTTCTTCCTTGATGATCTTAGCAACTTCCGCCGCAATAGAGCCGGCAGACTTTTCTATCGTTTCAGAAACGATAGCCTTCATTTCGTCCTTTGTCACTTCTGTTTCCTCCTGTTTTTCGCCGTCAAGTAATGACAGCAGTGTTTTTATGATACCTCTGCGCTTCTTCGGAGTGGCATCATTAAATGATTTTTCGAGATTGTCAATGTCAACGTCTTCGGTAGCATACTCACCGACACCGCCCATTGAAAAGCCGGTAATCTCGCCTTTTTCAATGCGGTTCCAGATTTTATCGTCTGAAATCTCTACCGTCATCAGCCAAGTGCCTTTTTTGACCGCTTTGTCGCCGAGCGAAAAATCCGCTTTTGCAACCCAGCTCTCTACGACCGAAGCCGAAGAAAGCGGCGAGAAGCTATGCTGAACATCAACCATATTGCCGTTCTTTGCATACCACCTTGCCGCCTTGACTATCTCGTCTTCTGTCATGAAGTTGCCCTGTGAGTCTTTTACCATAGGCTCATAGACAATGCCTGTGACATAGTGATTATCTGCGTCCGCCTTTACTATCTGCCCGCAGGTCGTAAAGCTTGCTTCGCCGTCCTTGTTTTTGGTAACAAGGAAGCTCTGAAGATTTGCCGCCTTATCGACAAGCGACACAAAACGTATTCTTGCGTTTCTTATCTCGATTGCCTTTTCGATATTGTTCATATCGGTGTCCTCCTTTCTGATTTTAAATATAAAAAAAGCACCCATTAAGGTGCTTCATTCCGATATATTACCAACAGGCTTCTTGCGGTATTTCCTTGTAGTCATAACAATAACCCTCTCTTACAGTTCAACGCCCTCAATGGTTGCTCTTACTTCAAGCATATACAGATATTTACCCATCGCAGCTGATTGCTCCTTTAACAGTTCTATACTGCATTTAGGCTCGAAATTTAGCGTTCCTGCTTCATACTTCACTATCATTGCATGTAGCTTTTCATAGCGAATCTTTGTCTGGTAGTATTCACCTTTGAATCTATCCTTGAAATCTGCGCTTTCCATAAGTGCAACCGTGTCTTTAAGTTCCATTGTAGTTCTTCCTTTCTGTTTTTGGGTATAAAAATACCGCTCCAAAAGGGGCGGTAAAATTATTGAGTTTGTTCGTTTTTGCGCCGAACTTCACAAAAAATGGCTGTTTTTGCAAAGTTTGTGTTCAAATTCGGGTGCTATTTTGTTCTTCATTAGTTTTATAACCATACTCTGAATTGTTACATCTGTCGTAGCTCGGATTTTTAAACGAACTGATTATTTCGAGCGGAATACCTTCGGGATAAGCTTTGCAACTCATGCCCCATTCACCCTTATTGCCTGTTCTGTTTTTGCAAACATTGCATTTAACTGTATTTGACGAAATCACTATCTTATCCCTCCTTGATGTAAATGTTCAGTTACAAGTTCAACAATTTTATCGGAATATCCTATTCTGCTTAAAGCCATACTGTCCGCATAAAATTCATATATGTTCTTATCGTTTTCACAAACGCCCGCTTTTATAGCTTTTTTGAATATATTATACCCATTTTCACTTTCTATAAGTTGTTTTGGTATTCTAATATGTGCTGCTTCGTGCTCAGCAAGGAATTGAATTGATTTTGCCTGCTTAGGCATGATTTTGTTGCTTGACCAATCTTTTAAAGTATCTTCAATTGCGTTTTTGCTGTTGAAGTATTTTGAAGATATGTACAAACTGTTTTCGTAAGGCTTATAGCTCGAAATGCAACAGGGATCACCTTCGATTACTTCCACTGCTTTTATATTTGGAAGCACGAGCCCTGTTTCTTGCCTTATTTTATTCATTCGTTTTACAAAAGGTTCAAGAGCATCAGCATTTTTAAGCCCGTCAAGCTGTATATTTTTTTCTTCAAGGCCAAAATCGTTTATTAAAACTTGCTTAACTCGCTCTACAGCCTCAAAATCTTCCTTGACTTCATATTTAGAAAAATCAGGCGGCTTTTGAACGGGGCTTTTTGTTTTGCCCATTCTCATTATACCACCGTTTTCCTGATTGTCAACCGGTAAACCTGCAATCTGCTTGTGTTTTCCGCTCTTTTCAGCATAATTCTCGTTAAGCATACGAATATTGTCACGTTGCATTTGTGCCTTTTGCTCGGGCGGCAGGGATTTTAAATCTTTGTCTATAACCGCTTCAAGTATGCAGTGACAGTTGATTGCTTCTGCCGCAGGCAATGCGGTGTCATGCGGTAGCATTGGGTGATATGTAGCACCGTCACGTCCTGTCAGCGTGAACGGCTGGTCTTTAGGCACTGTCTGACCGCTGATGTTGACGTGATTCTCTCTTGAAGCTGCACCCTTTGCTCCTGTATGCCTCCACCGCTTTGCGTTTACAACGGGCGACTGTTGGAGTGCTTCGTATTTGGCATAGGCGTGTGTACGCATCATTTCTGTTTGCGCCACTCGGCGAGCTTCGTAATATTCGTCACGCAGTCTACCGTCAAAGATACGTTTAGCCGCATCGTCAACGCTGTCACCGTTGTTCATTGCTTCCTGTATGATATTACTTATCTCATCGGTAACATGCCTTAAAACCGATGTACCTGCCTGTACGCTTGCTTCGCTTACTGCCGCCGCTGTCGGCGCACTTATTTCCGTAACCGACAGTTCAGCGTCCGTCTGCCGTATGTACTGATCTGCCGATGCTTGCAACACATCGCCGCAGGTTTCTTCAACCGCCTGCGAAACTGCTTGCACAAGCTCCGCATCAGCTTCCGATTCTGTGGTGTGGGAGGACAGAAAAGAAAAAAGACTTTCTGAATTAAGCAGAGAAGTCTTTTCGCTTTTATGCCATTTTTTCATTGCTGTTGCTATACGCTTTTCAAGCAAAGATATTTGCCGGACCGTCATTGCCGCAAAAGCTATACCCATTTTCTTTAACTTATCGTAGAGCTTGTCGTTGTCTTTTTCGATTATCCTGTTAATGCACTCAATGATTTCGGCATCACAGCAAGCTTTTCTATCCATAGTGTTTCTATTCCTCAAACCTATCCCGTATCGATTTAAGTACCGATATAACATCATCGGAGCTTTTGGCTATCAGCGTTTCATCAGCCGACGCAGGAGAAGCGGACGACTGCTGAGAAGCAAGCGCTATAGGAATATTGCCCCATTCGTCCGGATAATCCTCGTATTCATCGCCGAGGAACTTGTATGTTACTTCTTTTGCCTTGTTCGGCGTTAAGCCACCTGCACGTTCTGTAATGCCGAGTATCTTTGAGAGATCATCGGGATTGCGTATTTCGGGTGCTTTGAATGCTATATGAACGTATTTAAAGCCATACCCGTTAAGAAGCTTGTTATTGATAATCCACTCAAGGCTTGCTCTTTCCGGCTGGAAAACCTGCTGTTCCGTGACTTCCATTGCTACCTGGGCAGTTGCTCTTGTATAGTCGGAACTGTAGCCGACATATATATCGGGAAGCTGAAAAGCACTCTGTATCCTGCGGCGGTTGTTGTCAAGATACTCCTGAAACAGCTCGTCTTTTTGCAGAATAGGCGCAAGGTCTTTTATTTCGACCTCAGGGCGTTGTGTGTTTTCAAAGCCTGTGTCGCTGTTTAAACCTTCAAGCTCCAGCACCATAAATGCGTGTTGTCCCTTTTCGCCCTCGATTTCGGTTATGTTCTGCTGAAGATTAGTATAGCTCTTTTGAGACAGCGTACCGCCTTTGACAAGTATCGCCATAGGCGTGTGTCTGCCTTTTCGGAAGTAGGTGTTATTAAGATTCTCGGCTCGTCTTGAGCCGTCAACGCTAAGTGTCTGGCCTATCCAACGCACCTCACCATAAGGCATACTGCCGATTTTTATTTCAAGAATTTCGTTTGCCTGATACTGAGCGGGAATCACCTCGTCAACGTAATCACCGCTTCGGATGTCAAGCGTTCGCTTGTCGCCGAACTCCTTGAAATAAACGTACTTACCGCTTACCTGCTGTCTGTATTTGCGGAAACGCTTTTTATAGGTGAACGGGACGCCTTTATCCATGTACTGCACCTCGAACCAGTCCTTTGAAAGAACAGATTTCTGAATAGTGTCAACGTCTCTTATGTTCTCAATCTGAACTACATCGCCCATAGCGTTACGAATAATTTCGATGTATGCTATTCCGTATATTTCACGGCTTCTTATGGCTTCCTTGAAAACCCCTTCGATAGGCTTGTCAAAGTTCATCAAAGACAGTATCTTTTCAGCTTTTGTGTACTCGGCTGACATTGATTCGTCTTCGCTTTTGTCATCGCAGTATTCTACGGAAATTCCGAAGCCGGCAATATTGCGTTCATAGGCGGCTACACACTGAGGAAGCGTTGAAGAGTGCCTGTACATTTCGTAG